TATCGAGACTGTGAACGGCCCAGCTGACGCAATCAGTTGCGACCTGATAAACCTCGACACTGGAGAGGAGCACACCGACGTCCTGTTCTTCAACGTCGCACTCCGCTCGTCACTTCGGCCACTCATCGGACAGCGCGTCCTCGGCCGTATCAAGCAGGGCATCGCAAAGCCTGGCAAAACAGCACCTTGGATTCTAGAAGACGCGTCTCAAGACCCAGTCTCACTCGCCAAAGCTCAGGGCCACAAGCCAGGGGCAGCACCAGCGGCAGCGCCAGCTGCAGCGGGCGCAATACCACCAGAGGTGGCAGCTCTGCTCGCACAGCTCGGTGCCAAAGCTACATAGGCTTCTCTAGCGGAGTATCCTTCCACTCCAAATAGGGAAGGCGCGGTGTTGCAGGGCGCGAGAAGGGGAAGCTCGACAGCCCAGGCAGCTTTAGGTGCAAGGCCTAACACCGCACGCAGATAACGAACGGGGGAAACGTGCCACTTGATGTCTTCACTGCCGCACTGAGATTCGCGGCTGTGGGCTGCTCGGTTGTGCCAGTGATGGCAGACGGCTCCAAGCGGCCAGGCATCGGTTCGTGGAAAGAGTACCAGAGCAAGCTGCCGACCACCGACGAACTGCAAGCCTGGTTCAAGGACGCACAGGGGGTCGGGCTCATTACGGGTGCGATTTCGGGGAACCTGGAGATGATGGAGCTTGAAGGTAGAGCGGTAGCCGACGGGATGCACACCCAAATCAAAGAGATGGCCCACGAAATGGGTATTAATGAGCTTTGGTCAAGATTGAACGATGGCTACTGCGAGATGACACCAAGCGGCGGGTTGCACTGGCTTTACAGGCTGGACGGTGAAGTGCCAGGCAACACGAAGCTGGCTCGCAGGCCAGGTGCAAACGACGGTGTCGATGTGCTGGCCGAAACCCGCGGCGAGGGTGGTTTTGTCGTCGTGGCACCTACCGCGGGCACGTGTCATCCTTCAGGTGGAGTCTGGCAGTTGATTTCGGGCTCGATTGAGACAATACCAAGACTCAGCCTGGATGAACGCGAGACTGTTCACTCCTTGTTCAAATACTTCGACCAACTTCCAAAGGCCGCGGCAGTGGCTTCCGAGGTCTCGGTTGGTACTCGGGACGAGAATCGCGAACTTCCAGGAGATGACTACAACGCAAAGACGACCTGGGACGAGCTTTTGTTGCCACTGGGCTGGTCAAAGGTCTTCACAAACCGCGGCACGACCGCTTGGCGCAGACCTGGCAAGTCCGAGGGCATCAGCGCGACCACTGGCTTTGACGGTACCGACTTTTTCTATTGCTTCAGCACTAGCACCATCTTTGACGCAGAGCGAGCGTATAGCAAGTTCGCGGTTTACACACTGGTCGAGCACGCAGGAGACTTTCACAAATCAGCGGCGGCTTTAAAGGCCAAGGGCTTTGGCACGGGCGGCGGCAGTGCTCTGCAGCCGATTGATGTTAGCGCATGGCTGGAGCCCGAGCCTGCGCCCGCCCTAGAGCTGGCAGAACTGCCCGCGACAGAGCCTGACACCAGCTGGCTGCCAAGGCTGGTCGAGTTTGACGAGGATGAGACAGAACCTGGGCCGACGGTCCTCTACCGCACAGACGGTCAGTGCCTCTTATATGCTGGAAAGATTAACGCGATATTCGGAGAGTCCGAGTCTGGCAAGACTTGGGTGGCACTTGAAGCTGTAAGACAACAGCTGGTGCAGGGCAACAAGGTCTTTTACATTGACTTCGAGGACTCAAAGCGCGGTATCCGCGGCCGCCTGAAAGCACTCGGCGTCTTGCGCGAGCACTTCACCCGCTTCAAGTACGCGAACCCAGACGGTGGCTACAACGAAATCGCACAGCAAGCACTACTGGGCTCAATCCGCGACTTCACACCAGACCTTATCGTGATGGACGGTGTCAACGCAGCCATGAACTTGCTGGGTCTGGACCTTGAAAAGAACAAAGATGCGACTCAGTTCTCACAGGTCGTGCTTCGTCCACTCCGCTTGTGGGGTGCGGCGGTCTTGACCATTGACCACGTCACAAAGTCGAAAGACAACCGCGGCAACTACGCCATAGGTGCTCAGGCCAAAAGAGCCGATATTGACGGCGTTGCAATCTCGGTGGATGTTTCCATGCCTTTTGGCCGCGGCAGCAACGGCAAGCTCAACCTTAAAATCACCAAAGACCGCCCAGGCTTCGTGCGTGGCATCAGTCAAGAAGCATCTTTCGTGGGCACTGTGGACTTGATTTCACAACCCGAGAACCGAATCGAAATCTCAATCGTCGGTGGTCAAGTCGGCTTCACACCTCACGAATACCTCATGCGCAAGGTCTCGGAGTTCATGGAGAAGCACGGGGCCGAGCTCTCCACCAACCAGATAGTCCAGGCGATTGATGGCGGCACCGACCAAATCAAGAAAGCGCTCGCCCAGCTCGAGAATACTGGCTTCTTGGCGATTCGAGCTCAGGGCCAGGGCCGCTATTTCACTCACTTGAGGTCTTTTGTCCTTGGTGCTCCCAAGCCTTTTGGGGGTGCGTTGGATTGATGAGGAACTTGACCGACTTGACCGATATTGACCGCGACGGGGTCGGTCAATCCACGGCCTACGCGTACCGAAACTTGACCGACTTCGCCCCCCCCTATAAGGGGGGGCGGTCGGTGAAGTCGGTGGGCACACCAGCAGCCAGGTGTAAAGATGCTAGATAAAAAAGCTGAAGCTGGTGTGTGCATGAGTTGTTTTGGCTTTCTTTGGAGAGGGCAGTGGTGTGGGTTCAAGTTCGACTGTGACCCAGTGCCAGTTGACCTTCTGACTGAAGCCAAATGCCTCTTAAATATGAGGCCAACATATGGGGTGTCTAGGTGGCGGCCAGGCTTCTACCTAGAGCGGCGTTCGATTCGGAACATCACAAAGCAATACGAGTTCGTACTGGCTAAACACCAGTGCCGCTCGCAGCAGTACAGTCGGAAAGAACCCGACTATTGGAACGACAAAAGAGACGTGTCGAGTGACACGCCCAACTTCTAAAAGGGGGAACAAATGGCAGGACGTTTAATCGCCGTGGTCGGCGGTCAGTACGGTAGTGAAGGGAAGGGGGCAGTGGCGGGCTACCTATCTGCGACATCTGAAGCACCATTCATGGGCATCAGAGTTGCAGGTCCAAACGCTGGCCACACAGTCATCGGCAAGGGGCCAGATGGTGAAGAGTCATATGCATGGCGCCTTCGCTCAATTCCAGTGAACGCAGTGACTGCACCAGAGTCTGACCTCATAATCGCTGCAGGCTCAGAGATTGACATGGAAGTCTTCAACCGCGAGCTGTCAGAGCTGGACCAGGCAGGGTATGAAGCCAGCTCTCGAATCATCGTGGACAGTCAAGCCACAATCTTGGAGCCGATGCACCACGACATCGAAACGGCAGACGGCATACAAAGTCGGATTGGCTCAACCAGCAAAGGAATCGGTGCCGCACGTGCCGACCGCATCATGCGCAAGGCAACTCTGTTTGGTGGTGGGGTAGACACTTCCAAAATCGTTCGTGAGCACCTTCGCATGGGCGGCACTGCTTTAATCGAAGGCACGCAGGGCTACGGTCTTGGTTTGCACGCAGGTCAGTACCCATTCTGCACCAGTCAAGACTGTCGCGCTCTTGACTTTCTTTCACAGACTGGTATCAGCCCGTGGGACAGCGCTGTAGATGTCTTTGACATCTGGGTGACTGCACGCACCTACCCGATTCGCGTAGCTGGTAACTCTGGGCCGTTAGAGAACGAGACTGACTGGGAGACTCTTGGACTTGAAGCTGAACGCACGACAGTGACACAGAAGATTCGCCGTGTCGGCCACTTTGATGCAACGCTTGTTCGTGAGGCTGTCATCGCAAACGGCGGCGCACCGACCGTCAAAATCGCACTTACAATGTTCGACTACATCTTTCCAGAGCTGAAGAACCAAGACGGCATTGACATTTTGTCTGATGAGCAGTTCGAGTACATCAGAGACATCGAGAATCAAGTGAATGCTCGAGTAGCGCTCGTCGGCACTGGCCCATCAACGATGGCCTGGGTCAAATGAGGGGCGGCTTCAACGAGTGGCAAGATGTGGCGGCCGCTCTTAGACAAGAGACACCAACCAAAGATGCACCGACTGTGCAGAACCTTGCTGACTGGTGGCTTGAAGAGACCAAGCTCGAGCTGGACTCTGTTTTACCAAAGGCCATCGAGTATGGCAGTGCAGACCTCAAAGTCATCGGCTTTGCTCTGAGTCAAATGATTGGTGAACCCAAAGGCGTTACAAACGACGAACTTGGTATTGCCTTTTATGTGCTGGGCAAAGTGGCACGTCTTATTGGCGGGTACGCTGACGGTCGCAGTCCGTCAACTGATACATGGCACGACATCGCTATCTACACCAAGATGGCACAGTATGCACGCGAAAACGGCGGCTGGGGCGGGTTTGTCAAATGATAGTCTACCTAGCTGCACCGATTGACTTTGATGAAGGTGCAAAAGTCAACGGAGTCAAGAACGAAATCAAAGCACACTTTAAAGAGCAAGAGTGTTCTTGGGTGTACGACCCAGCAGGAGCTTGGCAAGCACCAGAGGACTTAATGCCAGACGAGTTTGTGCATTGGGCCAATATTCAAGTGCTTGAGCAAGCAGACATCGTCGTGGCAGTTTTGGTGCGTGGCGTTCTGACTGTGGGCACAGTCCTTGAAGTGCAGCATGCACACGCAAAAGAAATACCCGTTGTTGTCGTTGGTGACATCGGAATCAATAGCGTTGGTCTTGCAGCTTTAGAAATCCCAGTATTCGAATCAATCAAAGAATGGAGTATTCATGGCAGCGTTGTTGTACCGCGTACTGACACCTACTGGCTTGGCACCGACTAAGGCGTACTCAGACGACGCAGGTTTCGACCTTTACTGTGACGCAGACATGGTCATTGAACCGAGCACTTTTGTGGACATTCCACTTGGTGTTGCAATCAAAGTGCCAGAGGGTACTTGGGGCTTGCTTACAGCTCGCTCTAGCACCTTGCGCAAGCACGGCCTTATGGTGGCACAGGGCATCATTGACTGTGGTTACACTGGCCCGCTCTTTGCGGGCGTTTGGAACATGACAACTGAGTCAATCCGAATCGAGCACGGAATGCGCTTGGTGCAGTACATCCTTATGGCGAATGCTTCTCTTGACGTAGATGCGCAAGAGGTAAACGAACTTCCCAAAACTGACCGTGGCGCGTCGGGTTTTGGGAGTTCAGGTGTCTGACACTCCACTTATTGAGACTGCTCAAGAGCTTAGGGAACTGGCAACACGCTACAAAGACCTGAGTGTAGAGCTTGAGCCTGGACGCACGGGCGAGCGCACAACGCGCTCTATGCCTGGTCCTCGTTTGCCGTTGCGTGTCGATGTGCTTGATGCGATTTTAGACATCCGCACTGATACACTTTTGTGGGAAGCAGAGCTGCGGCTTGAGCTAAACCAAGGAGCAGTCAAGAACACGGACGTTGAACGTTCGCTTTTTTGGATTGCGGACACTATTGAAAGATGGCCGACTGACAATCGGACTAAGTTGATTGAAGAAATCAGCCATTCAGTAGCAAAACGACGCACACAAGTGCGTATCCTACTGGGATTGGAGCAGAGGCCCTTGACGGCAAGACTAAGATGTCCTTATTGTGAGAAAAGCTTAGTTATCAAGCTAGACCAAGGGCTTCTGCTCTGTCGAAATCACGGCTGCAGATGCGCCGTTGAAGAGTGTGCATGTGCAAGAGGGAAAGGGCACGCATGGAACGAAACCGAGTGGCCTCGTTTGGGGTTGATGCTCGACACGCCGAAAGCGGACTAACGCGTGTTTGCAGCGTCTAAAGAGCCGAGTGTGCTATACTTATCCCCTTGGGGTAGAGTTGTATTAGTGAGGGCGAAAACATGGGCCTAACTATTTCAATGTCAATAGGTGCCCTACAAACCGAGCTCGATACAGACCAAGACTTAAGCTTTGATGCTATAGAGTCAATCCTTACACGTGCTGTAAAAGCAACCCTTGAAGCGTATATGTCGCTCCCACAAGAGGAGCGGATGCGTGTTATTTACGACGTCTTCAGCGACCATGATGACGAGGATGATGATTAAACCGTGTGTTGATTGTGGTGTCTTGGTGCGTCAATGTACCAGATGCCTTAAATGCCACGCCCTATATAGGAGTAATAGATTAAGTGCCAGCAAGCGCGGGTACGACAGTAAATGGCGTAGGCTATCAAAAGAGCTAAGAAGGTTACAGC